ATAATCGTTGCGGTGTTCATGTTCGGAGCGAACACCCTAAACGTAAGAACCAATACCCGAATCATGACATCTAATTTATTAGACATGACTTCAAACGTTATTCACCCCCATAGGAGTTATTAATGCCTTTACTTCACATCGAACACCCAGAGGACGCAATTCTTACCGGTGACTTAGACGTACTTAGCTGGTTCGCCACACCTGGCCGTTTATCTGTAAAGATAGACGGCTCACCCGCCATCGTTTGGGGAACAGATCCCAAAGATGGTAAATTTTTTGTTGGTACGAAGTCCGTATTTAATAAGAAGACCCCAAAATTAATCAAATCGATTAAGGATCTTGAGAAGCACGGGTACGACGGTGAGCTGTTTGACATTTTGTTTCACTGCTTCCGGTTCTTACCACGCACAGAGGCCATATATCAGGGTGATTTTATAGGTTATGGCGGGGAGAGTGAGTATACCCCAAACACCCTGACGTATCATTTTAAGGACACCATCATGGCCAACATCGTGGTGGCACCCCATACCGTACACGTCGGTGATTGGAACCACAGTCTAAGAGATACAGCACCCGTACCGCTGAAACAGGGCCAACTTGAGTCTACTTTATATTGTCACTTTGTGCAACCCAATGCATATAGCTGGAACGGTTACGACTACTTCGATGATGAAGATGGCCTTTGCCGGTTTAATCTACTTGAGAAAGCAAACTTTGCCCGACAGATGGCAACGTTAGTTGACTTTGCAACCCCAAAGGAAGCAACCAAACTTAAAAAGGTGATCAACGGTTACATTAAAAAGCGGATCGACTTTGAGCCAGAATGGTTCGGAATCAAAGAGCGGAACCTAATGAGACTTTGGAAGTTGGTTTATGAAATGAAGATGGAGATGTTGGCCGACTGTCGCCACGACTCAAAACTTATGAAGACTTCATTTCAAGATGAACTCACAGACAGTGAGGGCTATGTCTTTGATAATGGGTTTGGTACTTACAAACTGGTGGATCGTAATTATTTCAGTTTTGTAAACTTCATTGCTCATCAAAACTGATCAGTTATAATAAAGGAGTAAAGCAATTCCCCTTTTATTATGTCTCAGAAACCTTACACTACTGAAGAGTTCAACAAACAGGCAAAGCAACTCTTAGACTTAATCGCAAAGTGTGAAGAGTTGGAAAACAGACCAGTTTCTGGAGTTGATAAGTTCTTTAATGAGCACTTTCAGATCATAGACTGTAGGTAAACATTTATTACAGATGCTCGCAATCCGTGGGCATCTGTTTTATAATATTAGTATAACAAACAATCATTCCCCGATTATTATGAACAAAGCAGAAGCAATAGCAAACAGAATCAAATCAAACGACAACTTTGAAAACGTCGCATACGTTTGTTGCGATTGGGAAGAGTTCGTTTTTGAGGTTGCAGAGTGGGGAGTAGACCACATTGCACAGGTTGACTTTGATTCTTTAACACCTGATGAAGTCTCTTTCTTAGATGAGTTCATCGCCTCTTTCGGTTGCTCACCATCTCAACCGCACCCTTGCTCAAAGTACGCAGACCCCCAGTTTGTGTAATGAGCATACATACATTCCCTTTCTTATTCACATTATTCCCTTCTTTATTATTATGTCTTTTGTATACACAGTTAAAGGTTTCAACTCAAAAGGTCAACTTATGACTACTGAGCATGGATACGCACAGAATCAACTTGATGATGTCATGTGGTCAATGTCCGAAGAGTTCGGATATGCCGAAGCACTTGATGAGTGGGGTCGCCACTCTGGTGAGTATGGTGACAGACCAAGCAGACTTGGTGAGCGTCAGTACCAAATGCAGTAAGCGTTCGTTCGTGTGATCAGCAGTGGGGGGGTCGCCCCCCGCCCCCGTTATAAAAATGCGTGACACCCCTAGTCTACAAAGTGTTACGATTGCGACACAAATATCACACGCACTTAAAATTTTTTTTCGCTATATAAAAACGATGACAGGTTTTCATTATATGCAAAAAAATTCCGGTGGCCAAATTACGTCTATAGAGATCAGCAACATATCTGGTGAATATTGTGCTATAATACCGGAGTGGATTATCAATGAAATGGGTTGGTATGAAGATACGAAACTCAGTTGGAAAATTGATGATGGCAATGTAATCATTACCGAAGAAGACGAATGACCTCAAAAACTTATCACATCTATTTGGAAGACAAGTGCTTGTTTAAAAATTTGAATGAAAGTGAGTTTGATATTATATGGGGAAGATTATACAGATCATACTGGAATGGGGATATAACATACTCTGTAATTACGGATACCCCTAAAGAAATGGCAAATACATACGAAGAAAGTTCTTATTGACATCGCCTAGATATTGATGTAGAATATAATTATGTAATGAATTAATTATGGCCAAAGGATTTAAGGTGAAAGCCAAAACCCCAGTAAAGAAAGAACCCGAATGGGACTATGAGTTAGCGAAGCAATTAATAAAAGGAAAGAAAATCGTTTTTTGTTTGCCGGGTAGAGGTGTTTCCTATACTTACCTTAAGAACTTTGTACAACTTTGTTTTGATATTGTACAGAATGGTGGAGGTATTCAGATATCTCAAGATTATTCTTCGATGGTAAATTTCGCCCGTTGTAAATGTTTGGGTGCAAACGTTCTTCGAGGGCCTAATCAATTACCTTGGGATGGTAAGTTAGAATACGATTGGCAGTTATGGATTGATTCAGACATTGTTTTTAGTACAGAAAAGTTCTGGCAGTTAATATTAAATTCAACTCCAAAAGATGCAATTACATATCAGGATGTGATACAACCTTTAAAGAATGAGAAAGGTGAACCAATACTTGATGAAGAAGGAAAAGAGAGAACCACTGTGGTTGGTCAACAACTTATAGTTGATGAAAGTAAGCAAAGACCTATCGTATCAGGTTGGTATTGTACTGAAGATGGTCGTACTACATCAGTTGCACATTGGTTAGATGAAGAAGACTTCTCAAATAATGGTGGTGTTATGAATCATGAAACACTCGATAGTATACAGAAACGTTCCAAACCTTTCACTGTTGACTATGCAGGTTTCGGTTGGTTATTGATACAGAAAGGTGTATTTGAGGACTTTGATGAAAATGGTAAGAAAAAGATCGAGTATCCTTGGTTTGCTCCGAAGATGCAGGTCTTTGAGTCAGGTACCGTACAGGATATGTGTGGCGAAGATGTCTCGTTCTGTCTCGATGCCAAAGAGGCCGGATTTGAGATATGGTGTGATCCACGTATTCGTGTAGGACATGAAAAAACAAGAATTATTTGATATGATTACAGTTATTTCATTATTATTGATACTCGCCATCTTTGTATTCTTTATCAAATACTATGACCCGCATGCGTAGAACCAAGTATACAATACTCCGAAATGACGAGGAAGTATACACAGATCTATCAGAACGTGAATACTTTGATCGAATGCAAGACTTTGCAATTGAATTTTACCTCACAGGGAAGAATGACCCCTGTGAATTTACCACCAAAATGACAGAGGAGGAACCAGAGTAATGGCAAAAACGTTTAGTATGGGTGTCAATATCGAAAGTCGCCCGAAAAAAACTCGACAAGGAACCGGAAAACACTCGAAATACGCGGCTACCTCGCGTAACTCGGCTCGTAAAAGACCAAGGGGGCAAGGAAAATAGATGGCTTGTCTGATTGCGAATTTACCTTCTTATGAAGTATGGGTAAGAAAAGAGTATTTGACCGACCATAAGAGTGGTCATGGCGAATTTGTAAAAGGAGTTTGGGTATCTGCCAAGTCAATACCCGGTAGAGCATTCTATTTTGAGACATATTTGCCCGAATATGCTGCAATGTTCGATAAATTACCGATTTCGGCATTTACAAGTGACCCAGAAACACCAAAACCAGACATGACACTGCATAATTTGCAGTTTTGGAACTGTATGGACTATGGTGTGGTTGCTGTTCAGAAGCAATTTATCGGTTCAATGCACTATGAAGTGCTTACAAGAGACTACGGAACACAAACTGGCACATATATTTGTACATTAGACAATTATCATCAAGACGTTGACTCAATTGACTACTCAACAAGTGAACAGCCTGCCGAACATAAGTCTCATAACCTCTTAGAACTCGATAATGGTCAGTTTTGTCTCTATCCAAACAATAGAATGAGGATTTATGACAACAGTATCACTCCTGAGACACCTAAGAATCCTGATTTTAAGGTTTCCACCGTGTATTATCAGGTAGAAAACGGTCATGATCGTGATGGATTGGGTTCAGAAGAGAATTATTTCTGGAAAACAGCAAAAGAACGCAAAGAAAACCCAGAATTGGGATAAATATTA